GTTCTTCCCACCATTCTTCCCACCGTTCTTCCCATTCTTCCCACCGTTCTTCCCATTCTTCCCACCGTTCTTCCCACCGTTCTTCCCGCCGTTCTTCCCACCGTTCTTCCCGTTCTTCCCACCGTTCTTCCCGTTCTTCCCACCGTTCTTCCCACCGTTCTTTGGCCCCTACTTCCCATACTTTAAGGGACCATTCTTCCCAAGCTTTGGACCATTCTTCCCAGGCTTTGGACCATTCTTCCCACCGTTCTTCCCAGGCTTTGGCGGAGGACCATTCTTCCCAGGCTTTGGATACTAGTAAAATATAGTTTAATATGAGAGGGGGCACTCAAAATGCCCCCTCTTTTGCTATTGTTTATAAAAATTGTATATGCTACAATTTATACAAGTGTATAGGAGATGTTATGGAATGGTATGATTTACCAAGAATAGAAAAAACAAAAAAAAGATTAGATACCCAAAAGATACAAGATGACGTAGAAGTTATTAATTTAGATTATGGAATCAATTTGTATCGAAATGCTATAAATAAAGAAGACTGTAATACAATTATAAATCTTATTGAAAATGAGATCTCCCTTGGTATTCCAAAAATACAGTGGAATGAAGCTAGCGTTAACGGCAAAGAAAGAACAACTCATGCTAGAAACTGCTATGATTTAAAGTATAAAAAAGAAGCGTTAGGAACATATATACCAGAGAATGAGGCTCTTGCTAAAGCTCACGACATGGTTAATGATAGATTAGATGTAACTTTGAGGCATTATGAAAGCTTATGGCATTTTAATATTAAGTATAAAGAAGCTTTTAATTTTGTTAAATATTTACCAGGAGAATATTTTAAAATTCATGCAGATCATGGGCCATTCTATACATGTACGGTTTCAGCTGTTGTTTATTTAAATGACGATTACGAGGGCGGAGAGCTTGAATTTCCTAGACATGATTTAACAATAAAACCAAAAGCTGGAGATATTATGTTATTTCCTTCAAATTTTGTTTATGAACATGCCTCTTTAAATATAAGATCAGGAACAAAATATGCTGTTGTAATTATGATGGATTACAACGATAGGTATCATAAGAGTCCAGGAAGCGAAGGCGGATATTAATAAAATAATTTTTTCTGCATTCAGGCCATGGCTAACTAAGTTTAGTCCGTCTGTACCAGGGACAACGCACTCAGTAATGCCTAAATGGTATAAAGATGCTGATCGATTTGCCAAAATGCCAAATGGTGAATATTATAAGGCAACAAAAGAAGTTTGCCCATTTCCAAAAGAGGGTACAAAAGATGACTACGGGTACATCCCAACTTGGAAGGCTTGCCCAGCAGTTATGGATGCCTTTATTACTGGCTATGTTTTTAAAACACCATGTGATATAACATTTTATAAAGATACAAATGGTAAAATCAATGTAAGGATAGACGATAAAAGAAATATGGGATTCTGTACAACTAGAACTCCAATGCCCCAGTTTGAGCATCCAAAGGGTTATTACAAAGAACATTTTGCTTGGTATCCTGATTGGGCACTAGAGGTCCCAGAAGGTTATAGTTGTTTGTATATGACTCCGATGAATAGATTTGATTTACCATTCCTAAATACTACTGGAGTTGTAGACAATGATAGTGTTCATCTATCTGGTACTTTCCCGTTCTTCTTAGTAGAAGGTTGGGAGGGAACTATCCCAGCAGGAACACCTTATCTTCAAATTCTTCCTTTTAAAAGAGAAGATTGGCAACATGAAATAAAGTTTTTGTCTCAAAAAGATATGCATGACAAGATGACTGAAAATATGAAATTTTACCGTCAACCAGATGGCGGAGTGTATAAGAGCAAGGTATGGAATAGGAGAGAGTACAAGTAATATGCAAACTTGGTCAGGTAAAGAGTCTCTAGGCAACGGAATTGTTGTTTATAGGGATGTTATTAAAGAAGAGCTAGATGTAATTAATCGATTAGAAAATATTTTAAGTCCAGTTAATTCTGGAGCTAAGTATGCATGGCAACCAGCCTATGTTGGATACCAACAGCTTATGCCAGATTATAGAGATTGTGTAGATTTTAAGTTTAAGAAAACTGATATTCAATATGACAAGAGCGAAGAATCTTCAAAACTCCAGGCTTTGTGGCAGGATGTTTTTGATGTTCAGTCTGCAGCTGTCAACGATTATCGTAAAGATTATAACTTAATGGATTTAAAGTATTGGGAAGCATTTAATTTTATTAAATATGGACCAGGACAGCACTTCATGGAACACCATGACCACGGCTATTCATATAATTGTACAGTATCACTAGTTGCATATGTTAACGATGATTATGAAGGGGGAGAGCTATATTTTAGATTACAGAATCTTAACATAAAACCAAAGGCTGGAGATCTTTATATATTCCCATCTAACTACATGTATCCTCATCAAGCAAAACCAGTTACTTCTGGAACCAAGTATTCTATTGTAACAATGCTGGACTATAGTGGAAAGTTTCACACTCAAGAAATGTATGATCCTAAATGGGAGAGTGAGCCAAGTGCAGGTTAAAGCCTATAAACATGCTGGTCATAGAGTCAAGATAGAACAGACTAGGGTAAAAAGAGATTGGATGGACGCAACCGATAATGCTCATGCATATAAGTGTTTTCCAGTCAGTTTAGCAAATACAATAGGTTGGTCTATATCTTTGTTAGATGATGTAGAGTTTATTTGGGATGGCATATCTAATTCAAGCGCAGAGCACGTTAAAGTTCTTAAAGATCCAGGAGGATTCTGTAGCACTCAGAGATCAAATGGAACCATTAGCTTCTATACGGGAATATTCTTTGAGACAGATAAAAATACCTCTATGCTTCAGATAGTTCCTCCTAATTATTTTATAGACGGAGCAATGCCATTTACAACTATAATCTCAACTTCATTTTTTCAAGAGGCCATACCAGTAGCATGGAAGATAACAAGACCTAATACAAAAATTACTATTCCAGCTGGAACACCTATAGCAACTTTTATACCTATATCTTTAGGAAAATATAACGAGGTTGAATTGGAAATTCAGGATAAAGTGTGGCCAGAGATGTCTTGGCAGCAAAAAGAAGAAAGAAATAAAGTTTGGAAAGAAATAACTATGCAAGGCAAATTTACTAATTTTTACAGAGACGGTGTAGAGTACGACGGCACAAAGTTAGGAGATCACGAATTAAAGGCCATAAGGCTAAAAATTAATGATCTTTCTACACCTATAGAGGAGTGATATAATATTAATATGGAAAAGATGAATGTAAATCATTTAGATCAGGTAACAAAATCTATAACTCCTTCTGGTTTTTTTGGGACGAGTAAAGACAATATTGTTGAGCTAGAAAACTTTATGACCGAAGAAGAAATAGACTTTTTAGAAAATGCTGCTAAAAATATAACCATTTGGGATTATACGGAAAGTCACGTTAATGAAAATGGAACTACTATATATGATGCTAATTATTGGAAAGATAGAGTAGCAACCAGACCCTCATTAGACAAAAATGATCCAAAAATTGGTCCAGTTATCGAGGGTTTGTTTCAAAGACTTCAACCAGTAATAGAAAACTTTTTTAATGTTAGAGTTCAACCAACTGGTCAAACAATTGTAAGATGGCTACCTGGACATATCCAGAAGCCTCATGCTGACAAAGAGCTTCATGATGGTCCTGATGCAGGACTACCTAATGATTTCCCTTATTACGACATAGCTAGTTTGTTTTACTTAAATGATGACTATGAGGGTGGAGAAATTTATTGGCCTCTACAAGGAGTTAGCATTAAACCTAAAAGAGGAGCTGCATATTTCTTCCCAGGTGATATGAATTATATTCATGGAGTTACTGAAATAAAAGGAAATATAAGATATACAGTGCCATTCTTCTGGACAATATTAGAGCATACTGGCGCAAATAAACCAGAAGCCAACAAAGAATACTATAGAACCTTGCTAGATCCAGAAATGCGTGGCAAGAAGCTTTATGAAAGCGTTTATGAGGAGTAATTATGTCTAACTATATCAGATTAACTAAAGATATCTTGTTGTACGAAAACTTTTTGACCAAAGAAGAGTCTCAAGCAATTATTGATGTTATGGAGGCTCAAGTTAAAAATGAAAAACTTTCATGGACACCAATTACGTTCTATGAGTCATATTCATCCGTACTTCCTCAAGATGGTGATGAGGAGTTAGAACAATTTGGTTTGCCTTCTGACTTTTTTTCTATTCTACAGAATAAAATAATTAGTGCTGTCGCAGAGGTTCATGGCAAGCCTACTTCTGATATTCACAAAATTGGTTTTCATGCTCAAAAATGGGAGCCAGGTGCTTTTGCAAAAGAACACTCAGATAATACTGATCTAGAAGGAAATACTGGACCATTTGAAAGAAGTAGATATGCCGCATTCCTTTACTTAAATGATGAATTCGAAGGTGGTCTTCTAAAGTTTAATAAACAGGATCAGCTAATTCATCCAAAAACAGGGGCACTTGCAGCATTTGCTGGCGGGTTTGACAACACTCATGAGGTAACAATGATTACTTCTGGAATTAGATACACGCTTGGATCATTCTGGGATGATAGAGATCAGAGTGCTTATCCTCAAGAAACAATTGATGCTTGGGATGCAGAAATGAAAAGAATTAGAGAAGAGCAAGAGGTTATAAAAGCTGGTTGGCAAGATGCACTAAAAGAAGGATACAAGTTAGATCCAGATGGAAATAAATATAAAATGGAGGAAAGCGAATAATGCAACTAGAAGAAAGATTACATGAAAATGTTTACATGTATTCAGATGTGATTGAGAATCCTCAAGAAATTATTGATCTGATCAATAAGCTGGATTCTGACGAAAGAGTTCATAAAGTAATTCCTAAATGGAATAATTGGAACTCAAGCAGTAGAGATGGAAACATCTTTGGAAAGAAAAAGGATTTTAATCTTTCTGAAGTGGAAAATCTAGACCCAGAAGTTAGAAAAGATGTAGACCTCATTATATCTACAATTAGAAATGCAATTAGAAATATTGCAGAAGCCTTTATCGTAGATAGAGGATTGAAAGGTGAACCAAACGTGTCCCCTTTTGTAGGTATATCTAAGTACATTCCAGGATGCGCTATGGGAGCACACTTCGATAGACAGGCTGGAGACAATAGCTTAGAATGGTCTATTATTATTTACTGGAATGATGATTACGAGGGTGGAGAAATCTCCTTTGTTATTAGACCAGAAGATTTAAGATTAGAAGTAAATGGTCACTTAAGGCCACCAGATGATGCCTTAGATCCAAGAACAAAGGATATGGTTACGTTTACTGCAAAGCCAAAGGCTGGTAGCGCACTAATATTCCCATCTACTGATCCATATAAGCATCAGGTTCATATTATGAAAGAAGGAGAAAAGTATATTACTCCTGGTTTTATATTTGTTGATGGATATGTAGTCGGTGGTCCTGGTGGCCCAACTGAAGAGTATATTAAGGCATATCACGAGCAGATGCAAGGAATGATGTAGTTGTCATTTGATGATGTTGAATTAGAAGTTCTTCACCCTAAAATTTGGGTCTTTAAAAACATATTGACTCAAAGTGATGATTTAATAAATTATCTTAGGGGTGAAGAATTTTCTAGTAAGTGGCTTGGTTGGTATTCCTTTGGAGAAAAAATATTTCTTCCATTAGGAGGAATGAATTCTAAGTCTTTTCCATCAATGGCCGAATGGGATGATAATGTAACAAAAGAGTCTTCTAAGAATAAATCACTTCAACAGTTTACCGATGCATTTTATTATGTAACAAAAAAATATTCTGAGGCACAGAATATACAGTTAGATAATTGGGAATTTGGCGGTCCAGATTTATGCTATTACAATCAAATGTCAGGAGTTTCTGGAACTCAGGCAATGAATTATCACACAGACTATCAGCTCGAAAGAGATTATGAGCCAGGGATGAAGTTTCAAACCACTTGTGTTTTTTATCTAAACGATGACTACGACGGCGGAGAAATATGCTTTAAGGTATTTGAAGAAGATTATTCGAAAGTTTTGCACCGAATATCCTATAAGCCATCAAAGGGTGACGCAATAGTGTTTCCGTCAAAACATCCAGTTTATCATGGTGTTAAAATTGTGGAGAATGGCACAAAGTATATAATTAGAAGTTATTGGAAATATTGGCAGGATGGAACGGAAGAATATTATAATGATAAAAATTCTATGAGCGAAGGAGACTTCTTGTCTTTTCTTGACCAAAGACATAAAGACATATGGGATGACATTGTCAGCAAAACACATGATGATGTGACTGGATGAATATGAAAATAAATAAAATTTTACCAGATATTTATGAAATAGAAAATTTTATAACGATTGAAGAGCAATCAAAAATATTAAATCAGATAGACAGTTTAGAGGGAACACTTTGGGATCCAATTAATAAAGATGAGTATGAATTTAATTTCTGGTATGGAAAAGTTTTAGATCCAATGTCAAGACTTCTAGACAATTCTGTTTATAATGAAATATACAAAAGGTGTCTTAGTATATTCGATAGCGTTTTAGAAATTACTGGTATTAACATTGCTAGGTACACAAAAGATGACAGCTTGGGGTTACATCGTGATTATTGGAAATACGAAGAAGATTATCACATTAGATATGGATTAGTTATTTATTATAATGACGATTACGAAGGCGGAGAGATTGAATATCCAGAACTTAATTTAGTCCATAAGCCTAAGGCAAGATCTATGATTATACATGGAGGGAATATTCTTCATGGTACACTACCAGTAAAGAGCAATAACTTTAGATATGTTTCAACAATGTTTGTTAAGGGCTCTAAAGATAAACCTACAATTCTAAATAAGGAATTGTTTAATGGAATAGAGGAATCAGATGGAACAACCTATTGATAAAAGAAATTTTATCCATTCTTCAGACGCATTTGCGTTAGACATATTGAAGTATAAAAAGGATGGATACTATGTAGAAATGGGATCTGCAGATCCAATACAGGGAAATACTACATATAGGATGGAAAAGGATTATGGCTGGAAGGGTATAGGATTTGATTTAAACGAAAAGCATGCAGAAAAATATAACTCAGTTAGATCTAACCCATGCCTTGTGGAGGATGCAACAAAATTTAATTACCTTAAATATTTTGAGGAAAATAATTTTCCAAAACAAATAGACTATCTACAAATCGATATTGAAAGTCCAATGGATAGAGGCGGTAGGCCACGTGATCCAATAGGGCAGCCGCTACTTGGTTTAATTGCTTTGCCTCTAAATCACTATCGATTTACAGTAATTTCATTTGAACACGAGTTTATAATTCATTATAAAAACGCAGCCCTTAGAGATGCACAGAGAGAAATTTTAGATAGCTTAGGATACTCGCTGGTTTGTAAAATTGGTCATGAAGACTGGTGGGTAGACTCTACTGTTATCCCTTATCAAGAGTATAAGTGGTACTCAAGATTTGAGTCACCATGACAGCAGCTGGTCAACTTAAACAAGAGCATGGGGATGTAGTTGCAAACTATTTGCAAGATGTAGAACGCAAAAATGCTAACTCTTACATGCTTACTATCTCTAGGGACGGGGAGTCTCCAGTTAGAACTATTATATTTTACGATAATGCAATAGATGCGTCGGAAGCATATAATATGTACCAGGACTGGGGATTTGCCAAACAGTATTTAACTGTTACGCTATATGAACCTTCTGGAAGAGTTAACCAAAAAGTATTCAAAAGAAATCAGGCGGGAGACCCAACTTTTCTTAGACAAAATTATTATGATATTACAGAAGTTTTAAAGCAGCTAAAGCCGTTGTTGCCTGAAGAAGTTTATGAGGGTGCCTGTATTAAAATAGCTACATCTTTTTCAAAAGATAATTGGCGGTTTAACCCAGATAGGTTCTTATCAGAATTAGAAGTCAAATACATTTTAAATCAATAAGATTGGTATAATATACATATGACTCCATATAAAAGGACTCCCAGAAGACACTTTACCGATGTCATGTTTAATCCTTATTTTAAAAGCAATCATTATGATGAAGAGCATACTAAAATGGAAAGGTCTGTAGAAAAATCGTTTTATCGCTTTATTCAGCATATAAAGAAACTGACTGGCAAAAAGTAAATCGTTTGATATAATAAAAGCATGTCCTATTACACGTCAATTATTAAGGACAGCCCGCTAGGATTCTGGAAGCTAGATGAGAATGCGGGCGATGTTGCATACGATTATTCAGGTTGTGGCAACAACGCACAGTATATAAATTTTATAAATGAAAATATATTTCCTCTAGTTCCGCAGGGCGTCTCTGGTACAACAATTACAGACAGTTCTTATATTGAATTTCCTATACAAAAAGATTATTATGGACAGAGCTCATCAGAATCTTTTGGAACAGAAAAGACATCCGATAATGATTTCTCTTTGGAAGCTTGGGTGTTTCCTAAAAATATAAATTCATTGACTCCTATTCTAGGAAGCACAAACAACATTGGAATATATTGGGACAATGGCAATATTGTGTTTTCTGTAGGCTCTGAAAGCTTATACTATACATTACCAAATTTAAATAAAACAATATACATTGTGGGTGTTTATAAAAAGCAATCTATATCTCTTTATATAGATGGGATGTTGGTTAAGTATAAAAAAATAGATTCATTTAAATTTACAAATAGCTCGTTACTTTTATCAGCTGGCCCATGTGAGACTGGACAAAGTTTTATAATTGATGCTCCGTCTGTATATAGATATTCTTTAAGCGATACTCAGATAAAGAATCATTATGCAAAATCTTTTTCAATTACGCCAGCACAAATAGCATCTTTAAATTCTGGATTTTTATTTAAGTCTACAGAAAAGCATCAGCCAGAAGCAGACAAATTTATATTCCCGCTATCTAAAAAATGGGAATATTTTGTAAATGAAAATCTATCTTATGATGAAATTAAAGACACAATTTATTTAAAAAATGGAAGTGTCTCAGCTGAGTTTATAGAAGCCGTATCCTTATCTATAAGAAAGTCATATGTGTCTTCAAAAATAGAGTGGCTGGGTGGAGAAGGCATATCCGTATTTGTATCTACTGACGAAACTAACTGGACTGAGTGTGAAAATGGATCGGCTATTCCAAATATTAACAATAAGAAAATAATTTATGTAAAAGTACAATTTCAGTCAAGTGATTCAACAATTTATACTCCAGAGTTACACTATTTAAGTTTATTGTTTTATCCTGAAAAGAAATTATTTGCACATAACGGATCTGGCTATATTGAAGATAGCCAAACTTCTGGTGATATAGAGTTTTCTAGCTTTGAGTACCCAGTTCTTGCTAGGTCTAAAAAAGACGGCATATCCTGCAAGTCATCTGGGTTTAAATTAAATACACTTGACGATATATTAGATTTAGAATTTATTTTTACGCCAAAAACTCTTTCTAGTGGATATCTGTTCCACAACATAACTGAGGGTACCGAATACAGCCTTTCATGGGCCTCTGGGGGCACGATCTCTAAGTCTGGTATATCTGAGCTACATATAAATGGGCAGGACGTTACAGGGGCTTCAAGCATATCTTCCTACCTAAATATTAATGACTCAAATCATATATTTATTAAACTAAATTCAGCAATTACTGGAGACATTTGGTTTAATGTTAAGTATCAGTCTGGTGCCTGGACGGGCCTTTTAGATGATAATGTTTATAAGAATATAACCATTTATGCCAATAGCGACACGATACCTCAAAATAATTACGAATTGTATATGGGCAATAATTCATTAGTTGTAGAAGATTCAGACATTACCCTGACAGAATCAGATATAAATACTTACTCCCCAGACTGGATAAGGATATCTAACTAAAGTATTGGTATTATCTGTGACAAAAAGCTGGACTTAGGCTATAGTTAGTGGTAAAATTGTGTTAATATGGATATTAAAACTAGCTATAAAGTAAAAGAAGGCGAAACTACAATTGGTGTTTATGTCTGGGAGATGCCAGATGGACGCTGGATTGGTGACGATGAGGGTAACTTTTTATCAATAGCATCACGTAAAGATAATAGACAGAAGATAGAGATGCTAGCAAAAGCCGTTAGACACTATGGCATTGAAGAAGGAAAGCCTAAGTTTTTAGAGGGAAGTCGTAAGATTGATGATGAAGAATTTGAGTATCAAAAGCAAAGGTTGAAGTGGGGTCTAACCCCAGATCCTCTAGATATAGGAAACTATAAGGATGAGATGAAGAAGTTAAAGGGTGGTAAATAATGGAGTTCATTGATGATGAAGAAAATTCTGTAAGAGAAATTGAGATTTCTAATGCAGCAGATTGGGCAAAATTTAATAGCCCTAAAAATACTATAAGCAATGATCCATTTAAAGTGGAGGGCGAAGATCTTTCTAAGATAGCTGGCCTTGGACCCTCCTTTAGAAGAAAAATGAATCGTGATCTACAAAAGCGATTTGTCGGTATAGATGGAACTTCAACTCAACAGAATCTATTGCAGCAAGCTGTAACTGGCTATGCAATGTTTGATTTAATTGAGCCTCCATACAACTTAGAATACTTATCAAAAATTTATGAAATTTCCCCTTACAACTATGCAGCAATTAATGCAAAGGTTTCTAACATTGTTGGATTAGGGTATCAATTTATAGAATCAAAAAGAGCAAACGATGCCTTAGACAATATTGATGATGAAAAGCAATTGGCTAGAGCTAGAAAAAAGCTTAATAGAATTCGTCAAGATTTAAATGAATGGCTTGAGTCTGTTAATGAAGAAGAAACTTTTACCGAAACACTAATTAAAGTTTATACTGATTTAGAGGCTACAGGTAACGGGTATATAGAAATTGGCAGAACAACTAGAGGAGATATTGGCTATATTGGTCATATTCCAGCTAAGACAATGCGTGTTCGAAGACTTCGTGATGGATATATGCAGCTGCTATACGGCAAAGCAGTATTCTTTAGAAATTTTGGGGATCAGGATACTGTTAACCCTATTACTAGTGCAACAGATAGACCTAATGAAATTATACATTTGAAAAAGTATACTCCCACAAATAATTATTATGGAATTCCAGATATTATAGCTTCTCAAAATGCTATGGCTGGAAATGAATTTGCAGGAAAGTATAACTTAGACTATTTTGAAAATAAAGCTGTTCCTAGATATTTAATAACAGTAAAGGGTGCAAAGCTATCCTCAGAATCTGAAAGAAAGCTTTTGGAGTTTTTCCAAGTAGGCCTAAGAGGCAAAAATCATAGATCACTTTATATTCCATTGCCACCAGATTCTGCTGATTCTAAGACCGAGTTTAAAATGGAGCCTATTGAGTCTGGGGTTCAAGATGGTTCATTTAATACCTACAGGATTTCAAATAGAGATGAAATATTAATTTCTCATAGAGTGCCTATTAATAAAATTGGTACCCCAGCTGGAGTTAATTTAGCAGTAGCTCGTGATGCCGATAAGACATTTAGAGAGCAGGTTTGCGGTCCAGCCCAGGCTAATTTAGAAAAGAAATTAAATAAAATTATTGAGGAAAAGACTGATGCTTTAACAATTAAATTTAATCAGCTGGCCCTTAATGATGATGATACTCAATCTAAGATTGACGAAAGATATTTAAGATTCCAGGTAATTACTCCAAATGAAGTTAGAATTAGAATGGGGCTAGTTCCTAGAGATGGTGGAGATGAAGTTGTTGATCTCCAGGCACAGGCAGCAGAAGCAAAGGCTCAGGCTATGCAAAGCAGAACCAGGGACCAAGAAAGGTCTGCAAATTCACCAGATACCTCTGGTGAGGCCCGAAATGCAAAGGGCGACGGAAGACAAGTCGAGTAGTCTTACTCAACTGTTTATTTGCCTTTTGATATATAGAAATCTATAATATACACATATGACCATTGAAAAATCATATTGGTCTTCTAACGGAAATGATATTAAATTATCAGTTCCCTTTACGAAGGTTAATAGAGAAAAAAGAACAGTCTCAGGTTTTGCAACATTAGACAACCTAGATCAGACTGGTGATGTTGTCACGCAAGAAGCTAGCTTAAAAGCATTTGAAAGTTTCCGTGGCAATTTAAGAGAAATGCATCAACCACTTGCAGTTGGCAAAGTTGTCTCATTTAGACCAGAGACATATTATGATCCAAATACAAAAGAGTTTTACAATGGTGTTTATGTAGACGCTTATATTTCAAAGGGCGCACAAGATACATGGGAAAAGGTTTTAGACGGCACTCTTGCAGGATTTTCAATCGGCGGCAAGATTCTAGATTCAGATAATGAAGTTAATAAGTCAACAGGTAAATCAGTTCGCTTTATTAAAGACTATTCGCTAATAGAGTTATCAATTGTAGATTCTCCAGCAAATGAATTATGCAACATCTTGTCTATTGAAAAAGTAAATGGACAAATGATTTTTAAAGGAATTGCTGCAGATGTTAAAATGGAAAATATTTTTTATTGTGCAGAAAGTGATTCTGTATTTATGTCAACTGAGTCAGAATACATATCACCAGTTACTGGAAAGAAAACAGAGCTTATTGGATGGATAGAATCCAACGATGTAAACAAATCAAAGGAAATAGATAAGATTCTTGATTCTTATAAATCAAGATTAAAAACGTTGCCTGATACACAAATTGCAAAACAGGCAAACGCAGAAGGAGGTAATGAAGTGGAAAACGTAGAGAATACAGAAATCGTAGAAGATACTGTTGAAAAATTACGTGCTCCTGAGGCTCCAAAGAAAGATGAGCCTAAGGCAGCAGCTCCTGTTGTTAAGACAGAGGCGTCCGCAGCACCAGTTGCAGAAGCAACTACAGCTGCTCCATCATCTGATGAAGTTAAGAAGTCTGATGAAGTTGAAAACACTACAGAAGCAACATCAGAAGAAACTTCTGCCGAAGTTCTGGAAAAAGCAGCCGACGTATCAGAAGTTGAGGTTGAAGAACCTGATTTTGCAAAGATGCTTGGCGACCTTAAGGGTTTCTTCTCAGAGACTTTGGAAAAAGCCTCTGAGGCAAACGCAGCTCAAGTTACAGCTATTAAAGATACAGTTGAAACTTTCAGCAAGGGCGTAGATGCTAGAATTTCAGAATTAGCAGAACAACACAAAGCACTCTCATCTGCAGTAGATGCAATTAATAATACAATTGCAACTGTTGAAAAGAGAGTAGACGCAGTTGAATCAGAAACTGCATTTAAGAAGTCCTCAGACCTTGGCGGGTCTCAGGAGATTACAATAAAAAAATCAAAATGGAACGGTTCTTTCCTCGGTTCCGTTAATGAATTACTTAAATAATAAAGGTAGGTGAAACAAAAACAATGAGCAATGAACTATTACAAAAAGCAGTAGCTGCTGAGACAACACTCACTACAGCCATGACTGGTTCCGCTGGTGCCGATTCAGGTATCCACGTAGGTTCCGAAGGCAAAGGTGGTTTGTTAAACCCAGAGCAGTCTGCTCGATTCCTCGATTATATGTTCGATGCGACAGTAATCGGTAAGGTAGCTCGTACTGTTCGAATGAGAGCAGACACTACTGAAATTGATCGTATCGGCGTAGGTGAGAAACTTATGAAGGTTGCTTCTGAAGCAGATAACACAAACAGTGGAAATGCTGCAGTTACCTTCTCGAAGATTTCTCTTACCACAAAGAAGCTTCGCCTAGATTGGGAGCTTTCAACTGAATCTCTTGAAGACAACATTGAAGGTGCTGATCTAGAAGATCATATTGCACGTATGATGGCAACTCAGGCAGGTAATGATATTGAAGATGTAATTCTCAATGGAAATACCTCACTAAGCTCTGACCAGCTATACAAGGCATTTGACGGTGTAGTTAAGATCGCAAAGACCAACGGACACGTTGTTGATGCTGAAGGTGCTAACGTATCTCGTGAAGTATTCAACAATGCCCTCAAGGCTTTGCCTCGTAAGTACAAGCAGCGCAGACCAGATCTACGCTTCCTATCAGGTTCTAACTTGATCCAGGATTACTTATACAGCACATCGCAAAACATTCAGAACGTAAACCCTCAGGATATCGCTTCAAGCATTATCCGTGGAGATCAGCCAGGACTAGGTGGTCCAGCTGGATTCGTGGCACCATTCGCATTCGGTATTCCGATTGTTGAAGTACCACTACTTCCAGAGACCCAAACTGGTGACTATGATACTCCATCAGGTAATCACGGAGACGTCCACTTGACATTCCCAAATAACGTAGTTATTGGTATCAAGCGTGACGTAACTGTTTACCGCTTCTTCTGGCCAAAGAAGGACTCCATTGAGTACACAATGTATACTCGTGTTGGAACCCAAATTGAGCAAGCAGACGCATGGGTAGTTGTTAAGAACGTTAAGGTTGCTTCCTAATTTATAGGAATTAAACTGCTGAAAAGCCCCTAATTTATTTTGGGGGCTTTTCCTTTTAGCCCAGTAATGCTATAATTATTGGTACCTAGATTAAGGAGATATTAATATGTCATTCGAGACATTAAAGGTAAAAGAGCTAAAAAAGATTGCTGAAGATTTTGCAGTCGATACAGATGGATTAAAAAACAAGGCTGACGTCATTGCCGCATTATCAGAAGAAGGCGTAACCTGGTCTGTTTATAAAAGCACATTAAAGAATATTGAAGAGGCTAAAGAAGAGGCCCCAGAAGTTCTTCCAAAGTTCGATCCAAGCAAAGAGATTTCCTCAGAAGAGGTGCTTGTCAGAATGACAAGAAATAATTTTAGATACGATATAATGGGAAAGACATTTACAAAAGAGCATCCATTTGTCGCAATGAGCAAAGAAGACGCTCAAAGAATTTTTGACAAGGAGGAGGGCTTTAGATTAGCAACTCCAGTAGAAGTAAGAGAGTTCTATAACTAAGCCTATTAAATGGCAGAGGTATTAAAGAATAGCAATTCCCCCGTATACCATCAGGTGTTCTGGAAGGGAAATGTTGTCGATGCAGATGATCTACCAGTAGTTCAAATATTTGATATTACAGAAAATCCAGAAGAAGAAGATCCTGGAATGACTGTATTGCTAGATACTATTACTGCAGAAAAAGATGAAACTAATGTTGGGCTATATGCAGCATACATACCTTTAATCTACACCAATACCAACGCCACATTAAGACTTGTCTGGGACTATGAAGTTGATTCAGAAGAATTTACTTATAAGCATGATGTTTTTGTAGTTACGCCATATGTTGACTTGTATCAATCTGCATCTAGTTTAGGTGTAAGCACAGATCATTCTGATCCAAATTATAAATCTTATGCAGAGTTGGCTGCGGCTGAAAGATATGCAAGACAAAAGATTGAAGATTTTACTGGGCAGCAATTCTATTTGTATAACGACATATACAGGATTATGGGAACTGGTTCAGACACCTTACCTCTCCCAGATAGAATTCATGCTGTACACAGAGTATACTTAAACGATATATTGTTGCTAAATAATACAGTAAGTCCAGCTGTAAACAATTGGGGCTATGATGTTCAGATATCAGAAACTGGTTTTGGGATAAGAATTAATAGGGCAAACATGCTAGATAATACTGTCTATGTTGCTAATGGAATGGTTCCGCCTACTATACATGACGGACAAGGTGTTTTTAAAAACGGCGCAATGTATGAGGTGCAGGGTAAATTTGGATGGAAGAAAGTACCAGATAAGGTTGAACTTGCAGCAATAGAGTTGATGAAAGACTTCTTTGCTAAAGATAACACCTGGAAGAATCAATATATTTCAACAATACAAACATTTGACTGGCAGTTTGAATATAGTCCAGAAGTGTTTATGGGGACGGGTAATGCTTACGCTGATCGCCTACTGGCAGATTTTGTAGTAAATAAAGCCTCGATAATCTAATGTCATCAGTAATCAACGCCGTCTTGTCAATGAGGCTTGATGTTTACAAGCAAATTGATATGCAAGATCCAAACACTGGTGCTTTAAAAAAAGAATGGATTTACGACAAGACTTTAGATTGCCATGCAAAAGGAGTCATAAGCAATTCTGCTACAACAAGAACTAGCGATAAGCAGGTGTTTGATAATCGATATTATAATGATCAAATATTACAGATTAGAACAAAAGACAGATTAACAATACGTGAAAAGATAACAAATATAAGAGACTCAAAGGGAGAATGTGTTTGGACTGAAATTAATTTTCCAACTAATAGTCCAACAGTTTTTGAGGTTGTTGGCACTACGCCAATAACAGATCCTTTCGGGACTGTCTTGGGCTATAATTCTTCCGTAAGAAGATCGGAGAATCAACAGATTGGTATCTGATAAGTTATTATTACAGGCAGCTAGCGGATTAACAAAGTTAATGGCTGGACAAAGAGTCGACGGTGCAATAAAGGATAGCACTGTTGCTCAGGTTTCAGCAGCCATTTTTTATCAAGCCAATGTGGTTGCAAAGCTAACTAATAGCACTGCATTTAACCGAGCATTTTCAAAAACATTATTTAGTCAGATAGAAAAAGATTTTGGTCAGTATATTGACGCAAAGGCAAGAACTTCTCCTAGGTCACTGCACCATGTGTATGAGTGGCAAAGAGTTGGAGATAAAGAAGCTAGATTATTTAAGCTAAATAAGGTTGCAGAAGGTATGCTATCTTTTCAAATTAATTACAACCTGCTTCCATCTAGATCACTAGTTCCAACAAAAAAGGGAAATCATAGACATGTTTTTGTTAGCAAGGCTGAGATTATGGAGCAAGGCAAGCCAGTATTAATATCTCCCAAGTCAGCGGAGCGATTAGTTTTTGATGTTAATGGATATACTGTTTTTATGCCAAAAGGCAAGTCTGTTACCGTGAATAAACCAGGCGGAGCAGCAACTAAAAATTCATTTTTATCAGCGTATAAATATTTCTTTACAAGTAATTTAGTAAGCAATTCAATTAAGGCTTCTGGGTTTCAAAGATTATTTAATTCGTCTTTAACAAAAGCCATGAAGTTACCCATGAATATAAAAACGGTACAATATAAGTTCTCGCCTAATTCAGTTGCAAGCCAAGCTGATGCGGCGGTAAGTACGGCATTTGCGGGGGTATAAGATGGCAAACTATAGATTAGATGCAATGTTTGAGATAAGAAAATATCTTTGGGAAAAGTTAGTAGACTTAAATATATTTGACCCAGATGATTACTATAGTGATAATTTAAATGAAACCATAATCCCAATATTGCCAATTCAGCAATCACCAGAAATGAATCAGTTTTTGAGCGGGAAGAAGCATATAGTCTATGACAAGATAGGCATGTCATATGAGAACAACTGGTTGATATGCTGCGAACAAATTTTATTTACCGTTTACTCAACAGATATTTTGGATATTGTTGAGATTAGAAACTTCCTAACAGATGAATTCAGGAGAATGGATGATTCAGCTAGGGATGTAAATTACTGGGATAGCCTGTCAGACAAATTCAAGTTTCATAGCATATTTATAGCAGACATGTCCCCAACAGCTCCATCTGAAGAATTGCAAGGATTTTTAGCCACAGACATAATTCTTGAGGTTAAATATTCGAGAATAACAGACAGCTCAGGCAGATTTGCGTAATTTGCTTTAGGCGACTAAGACATCTATAATTGGATTTGAGGAAAGGGCCTAGCCAGCCATTTATATATATATAAACATTTCATGAAATAGGAGGTTAGACTTCATGGCAGCACAAAACGTAGGTAATGCTAAAAATATTCTTGTCGGTGCTTCTCCATTATTCCTTTCTGTAGAAGATTCTACAGTTGATGGTTATGATGAGAGCATGGAAGCTGGTGTTTTAAATGCATTCGTTGCGAACAAAAATCGTTTCGTTCCAGCATTTTCAACTTCAGAGTCATACACTGACACCCTTAACGCAGTTGCAGTAACAACTGGCGCAACACAGGGAACAACACCAAAGGATGGAGGCGCATACCGCAACGTTGGTTATACAAATAATGGTCTTCAGATCACTTATAATCCAACATACGATTCCGTAACCGTCGACCAGTTACTTGATACAGCTAAGCTTTTCAAGTCTGCGATGGAGGTTATGATCGCAACAGAAATGTCCGAAGGTACTCTAGAAAATATTCTTATTGTATTCGGACAAGGCAAGGCAACTTTGACAGAGGGAGATAACGATGAGTTAGGTCTAGAGGCAGGTGCACTTGGTGCAGCTCCAACAGAGCGTCAACTCGTTGCTATTGGAAAGGCTCCAACAGTAGCTTCTCCAAACACTGAGCGTGTATATTATGCACGTCGTGTTCTTTCAGTACAGCAGTCACAGTTCTCGCTTGCTCGTACTGCTCCAACCACATTCCCAGTAACATTCCGTCTTCTACCATCAGGTGACTCAGCTCACGCAGGTTCAGAATACGGTAAGATTATTGACCGTGCTTGGACACCAGCATAATAATTAATTTTAATTATTACCAAAAGGCCTCCAGAAATGGGGGCCTTTTCATTTGTATCCACACTATCCTTATGTTATAATAATTAAGAATCCTAAAGGAGGATAAATTGGCTACTACAGTATACGACGTAGAAGAAATTGAATTACAGAATGGCGCTAAGGTAAAACTAAAGCCATTATCAATCAAGCAGTTACGCAAGTTTATGGCTGCCGTACAGAAAACTCAAGAATCAACAGATGAAAATGCAACACTTAGCATTTTAATTGACGCATGTGCAGTTGCACTAGAAACACAGTTACCAGATTTGGTAGCAGATAGAGACGCATTAGAAGAAGCATTGGACGTTCCAACAATCAATCGCATCCTTGAAGTATGTGGGGGAATTAAGATGGACGACCCAAACCTAATAGCGGCAGCGGTTCTGGCTGGTCAGAACTAGATCTTGCCGCTTTAGAAGGAGAAGTATTTCTTTTAGGACATTGGAAGAATTACGAAGAGTTAGAAGAAAATTTATCAATGCCAGAGCTTATTCAGACATTGAAGTCAATGCATGAAAAAGAGCATAACCAGCGAAAGTTTGCAGCATCTCTAAAAGGAATTCCTATGGAAGATGAGGCAGAAAAATCAGGTCCCACCTTCGACGATATAAAGCGAAGAGCACTTGGAATAAATACATCAGCTGATGATGTAGTTAGCCTTCAAGGATCATTTGCCTCAGAAGCTGGATTCGGAATAGGAATGGGACTGGGATACTCCAAGGGGTAATAAATGGCTGATGATCAGATTGTGACGAATATAGTTGCAAAAGCTGATCTATCAAGTCTTGTCACAGAAGTGCACAAGGCTACTGCCAGTCTACAAAAATTACAGCAAGATCTTTCTTCTGCAGGTAAATCAGTTGCTTCTCAAATAAAGGTTATAAATAATTCATTTGGAGAAACTTTAAGAAGCACAGGACAGTTTGCTTCGCATTTCGTAACATTACATTCAGATGTAGAAAAATTTGGTAAGGGTTTAGATTCTGGAAGATTAAAGCTTAGAGATTATTTCCAGGCATTTAACCAGCATGCAAAACAGCAAGGTGGATTAATTAGGGATCTTGCTAAGCAGCAAGTAATGCTCCAAAATTCAGTCATGCAACCATTGGGTAAAAATGCTCAAGGTTTAATGCAATACAGCGTACATATTCCTGCAGGATTAGATTTAGTAAAAAATAAAGCAAATCTAGCTCGCATGGAATTGCAGATTATGAATCGTGCAATAAATGAGGGAGCAACAGCTTTAATTAATTGGGGTAAGAATACTCAGTGGGCTGGTCGTCAGTTAACAGTAGGTCTGACTGTTCCCATAGCAGGTTTCGGAGCTGCTGCCGCTAAGGCATTCAGAGAAGCTGATCAAGAACTAACTAGGCTTTCAAAGGTTTATGGGGATATTGGCGGAGCTACAGCAGATGAACTTACTAAAGTAAGAAGAGATATCATAGCAACATCTAAAGAGCTATCAAGCGCTCTTGGTGTAAATTATAAGGAAACAATTTCATTAGCCGCTGATATTGCCGCAACTGGTAAGCAGGGTAATGAATTAATGGGATCTTTAAGAGAAACAACCCGCTTAGCAGTTCTAGGTGAAGTAGATAGAGCAGAGGCAATGAAAGCAACTCTAGCTATACAGACAGCCTTTAAGCAAAATACAGATGAGTTAGCTGATTCAATTAACTTTTTAAACGCAGTTGAAAACCAAACTTCAACAACTCTAAATGACTTAGTAGAAGCAATTCCAAAAGCTGGCCCTGTAATTAAGGGACTTGGTGGAAGTGTTCAGGACTTAGCTCTATATCTTACTGCAATGCGTGAAGGTGGTATATCAGCATCAGAAGGTGCCAACGCATTAAAATCAGGTTTAGCATCTTTAATTAATCCAACAAATGTAGCGGTAGCTAAGTTTAGTGATTTTGGTATAGATTTGTTAGGAATGGTTCAAAGAAATGCTGGAAACACAACAGCAATGATTTTAGAAATGCAGTCAGCATTAGACAAGCTAGATCCATTACAGAAGCAACAAGCCATAGAGCAGTTATTTGGTAAATTCCAGTTCTCACGGCTAAATGCCTTATTTAATAATTTAGGCAGACAGGGCAGCCAAACGCTCCAGGTCATGGATCTTATGAAGGCTAGCGCAGGCGATCTGGAGGCCATAGCGGGCCGAGAATTAACAGCTGTTACTGAATCTGCGTCTGGTCAATATAAGAGGGCCATAGAAGGCTTAAAAGCCGAATTATCGACACTTGGGGAGGACTTCTTAACCCTAGGAACTAAATTTGTAAATGTTATAACTAAACTATTAAAGTTTTTAAATGATTTGCCTGATCCAGTAAAGAAATTAATTACTGCCTTCGGAGGCCTTACAGCAGTAGCTGGACCAGTAATTATGTTAACTGGTGTTCTCGCAAACTTTGCTGGATACCTACTTAAAGGATCTACAAATCTTAAAGCATTACTATCTGGCTCAAAAGGCTGGAAAATGCTTACACCAGAAATTGTTGCTGCAAATCATGCTGCACAGTCATTAGAGCAAACATTCTATAGCGATGCACAGGCAGCGGCAGTTTTAGAGCAAGCATTAAGAAATCTAATAGATGAATTCAATGTATTAAATAATACAGTAAATAGTGGAAATATATCAGTTAGACCAGCAGTTACTACAATGGCTAATAATTTAATTATGCCTGGTTCGGCTGCAATGGAAGTAGATCCAGCAAATAGATTAGTTGGAGATATGGATACAAGAGCATTTTCACATATTAATCCAAGAAAGAGCGGACTAGCTGGACAATTATTTGGTGTAGTGCCAGGAGCAATTCCTGTAAATAGAAAAATAGGCGCAAATCCTCAAATATATATGACAGAAAGACTTCCTAATATTGAAGGGCTAACTTCTGTTGGTGGTGTATCTACAGGAATTGTAGCGCAAGAAGCCGCTAAGTTCCATGCCCTAATGGGAACTCTTGGTATGCAGACGGATGCAGAAGTTGCACAGCTTAAAAAAGTTATTGCATTAGGTGGCACATTAAGTTCAGAGTTATTAAATACATACGACGATTTGCTTCCAATAACTTCAAAGTTTGCAGATAAGGCAGCAGCAGAATCGGCAGCAATTGTATCAGAATTACGTTCAGCTAAAATTACTGTAGACCAAGCAAGACTTAAAATTATGCAACTTAATGCACAGATAGAAGCTGAAATGACAGCTGAAGTTGCACAATATGCTGCATCACAAGGAAGAACAATTGATGTTACTAAAGCTCCATTAATGAATCAGCCTCTTACGGATCAAAATGGAAAGTATACCCTTAGAGATTTATTTAAACGTGAAAATAATAAAAATATTATGGAAGAGTTTGGAAGACTTAGAGGAGTTAAAACATTCGGTGCTCCGTATAGCATGGAAGTAAATAGATTAAAGAGATTTAATTCTGGAGGTTCTGTATTTTATAATAACGGAGATCAAGTTCCTGGTCCAAATATAAATGCAGATGTTGTGCCTGCAATGTTAACTCCAGGAGAGTTCGTTATTCGTAGAGGTATTGCACAACAAGATCCAGACGGAATGAGAGCCCTGAATGAAGGAAGGGCTGTAGTTGTTCCACTATTCAATAAGGGCGGAAGAATTCCTCGTGTTCAATATGCTAATAATGGAAGTAGGATTACTAGCATGACGGGACTTGCCAAGGGCATGGAATCAAGATTGCTAAATAAAGATTATGATGAAGATTTAAGAATTAGAACAGTTATGCATGATGCTGCAATTATAAATAGAATGGGATTTGATGTAGACGAAGCTATAGATATTGCAGAAAAAAATTATAGAGATGCTATACGATATTCATTAGATAGAAGTATGCCAGGCGGAACAGATATTAATCCAGATTTATGGGCAGAAATACGTACAGAGCAGTTAAGAAGATTTGATAATTTAGCCTACTCAAGATTTGGTAAAAGAGCTATTGTTGAGCCAGGAAATAATATAACTGGACCACGTCAAACTCAAGGAGTAAGACCAACTAGAGATTTAATAAATGCAATGAGATTAAGAGGCGGACAATTTAGTCAAACTACTTTAGATGCTGTAGTGTCAGATGTTTCTAGATTTTTAAATAATAGAAGATTTGCATATGAGTCAGAGCATACACTACCTTACTCTTCTTGGCAGAAGCAAGGCGCACTTGGTGTAGGAAATTTATTTCAGGCCGTTGCTGGTAGTAGAGAATTTAATCAGGCTTCATCTTCTCTAAATATTTTAACTAGAGGTGGAATACAAAATATTACTCCTTTATCTTCTCGTGCAGCAAAATTACAATGGAATACTATAGTTGGAATGATTCGTGGAATGAAACCTGTTCTAAGTAATCGTGGCGGAATGATCCCTGGTTATAACATGGGCGGAATGATACCTGGTTATAATGGAGGAGGAGGTATATCTAGAGCTGGATTGTTAGCTAGATTAGGCGCTAAGTTCAAGTATGAAGGAAAAACTTATGATGGTCCACAATCCTTGCAGACATACAGAATTAATGCAATGGATGTCAACGGCGGCAAGAAGTATTTTGGACACATTGAAGGGTTAAGCGATAAGGGTAGGGGCGCTTTATATAATGCTACTTTAGAATTTTTTAATACATCTATGATAAAAGGGCATAGAGTTAATGGACAAAGATTATTTACTCCAACTTCAATGCTTACACCATTCCCAACAATTGCTGATTTTGCAATTCGTTCAGGGAAGGATTTCCTTCCAGAATCAGACATAAAAATACTTGAAGGTCTATCTGGTAGAGGAGGCAGCCTCGCTGGCTCAGTAGGCTCATCTAGACAGGGAATGGCTAAAATTTATGGCAGATTGTTTACGGCAAATCGTGGCGGAATGGTTCCTGGATATAGTAAGGGTGGTGGAGTTGTAAGGCCAGGAAGATTATTATATGGAGACAATCCAGCACCTTACTTGAGCCCAGCATGGATGGCTACACGTTATGCAGCAGAAAATCCTTCTGTTAGATCACGTGGACCAGGAATGTTTAGTGCTTTTAAAGAAGGATTTAGCACTCAAAGATCTTTAATTGGAACAGGTAAAAGCGATGTAGATCCATATATTAAAATGAATGCTATTGCAATGGGCGGAAGCATGCTTGGAATGGGCGCAATGAGTGCTGGACAGTCAGGTCTTGGAATGGGAATTATGGCTGCAGCAAACTTCCTACCATTATTAACCCCTAAACTTATGTCAATTAAGAATGCTATGTCAGCCGCAACATTTGGAGTGGGTGGACTAACTAAAGCTTTCAGGCTATTAGGAATGGCTACTAAATTTGCTTGGCCCATAGCAGCAATTTCTGCCACAGCACTTGTAATAAAGAAGCTTGTAGATAATGTAAAAGAATATCAAAGAGAGCAAACTCTTCTTACAGGAATGACTGAAGAGGGAGCTAAACAAGCTGGAATTAAATATAATAATTTATCAGCATCAATTAAGAATGTTACCGAACAAATAAAAGCACAAAGAGCTTTAGGTAGAGCAACATATGATGCTATGGCTCCTGCTGGACTACCAGGAATGTCAATTACTATAAAAGAAATGCGGGAAGCTAAAAAGTTTGCTAGAGAAAACTTAACTGAGTTTGTTAATACATTCAATACTATATCTTCTGATCAGGTTGTTCCGTTAGCTCAAAATATTAAAGCACAATTTATAGCAGGCGGAATGAGTGCAGAAGAAGCTACTAAAAAGATATATGGAATTGTGGCAGCATCAGAAAAAGCAAAAGACGTTCTTAAGGTATTAGGATCGTCTGGATTTGCAATTATTTCTGATAAAGCCTCAGCAGCTGACTTTATGGTCAAGAATTTAGTTAAGAATTTAGAAGGATATACAAGAAGCAATGACCTAGGCAATTCATTTAGCAATACACTATCTGTAATAGATGGAATAAGAAAAGGCCTTGAGGGAACTAAGGATGCTACTGGACAAACTATAACTCAGTCAGAAGCACTAAAGCAGACATTGCAACAAGTTAAAGATATTAATGGATCAGATAGACAAATTGGTCAAATTAAATTAGATCAATTAAAGCAGTCTCAGCCAGAATTAGCTGCAATATTAAACTCAGCAGATACAATTGCAAGTGCATATGCTAAATGGCAAGTAGCTATATCTGGAGCTAGAGTAAATCTAAAAAATATGACAGCCGATCAGGCTCTTATGTTAGCAGAATTTGATACTGCAATGTCTACAGCTATGACAAATCTTGCAGAGCAGGGCGGAAGCAATAGTACTTTTGGTAAGATAGGTAAACAGATATCTGGATTAAATAAGATTGCTATGTCTGTATCAATAGCTGCTCAAAGAAATGCCGAGAAGACTAGAAAGCAAATTGAAGCAGAAATTAAATTAATTGATGAAAAGATTAGAAAGATTAATGAAGAGGCTGATGCTAAGATCAAAGCTCTTCAAAGAGTAGAACAAAAAGAGAATTATCAGCTAGATCTACAAAAAGCTCAGCTAGATTATCAGGATGCTTTAGCTAGAGGAGATATGGCTGCAGCTGCAAGAGCTCAGCTTAATATTGATCGGCTTGTTAAGGAGCGCCAAAATACTCTCGCTATTGATGCTATTCAAGATGAGAGAGAGCGGAAAATCAAGAAGGCTGAGGCAGAAAAAGAAGCTAGACAAAAAGCATTAGAAAGAAAAGAAGCTGCGTTCCAGAATAATCAAATGAGTGCACAGGATGCTGCAGCAGCTCGTGATGAATTAATTAAGCAGCAGGCAGAATATCAGAGACTTGTCAAAAATCTAGCTAATGCTCAGGCTATGCCAAATGAAACTTTAAAAGAAACTACAGCTAGAAATAAAGCTATTAAAGAAGCTACAGGAGAACTTGCAAACTTCCAGTCAACGGTAAGAGGCTTAATGTCATCTGGAACTGCTTCTCAAAAGAAAGCATTTACAGAGGCATTCGGTGACATGATGCAGCAACCTGCAGGAGTATTCCAGAACATGGGATCTGTTGTTGGAGGTAAGTATGTTCCTGGAGGAACAGTATCAACAATTGGTCAAGATGTCCAGAAAGATATTGATAGGGTAAATAGAGAAGCTTTAGCTATTACTGGTGGTAAAAAACTATCTGATCTTTACAAGCTTATTAATGAAAAGGGATTAGATGGAAAGGGCGGAGGCTCTCAATATGGTAGAAATAATCCATTTATGCTTAGAGGAACATATGATACTAAGAAAGATGGAACTCTAACTGATGAAGCTCGTGGTCAAATAGTAGATAAGCTAGATTTAAATAAAGATGATTTCTTTAGTTATAATGGACAACTATATAGAGTAACTGGCTCAAAAATGACCAATGCCAGAGCCTACCTTGTAAAGAAAGCAGCTGGCGGAATGATAACTGGTCCAGGATCTGGAACATCCGATTCCATACCAGCAATGCTTTCAAATGGAGAGTATGTAATTAATGCAGCTGCCGTAAAGAATATTGGTGTTCCAATGTTAGATAGAATTAATGGCATGGCAAAGGGTGGGTTAGCTACTAGATTTGACGTTCCTAAATATGGAATGGGTGGAAGAATAATGTATGGCGAGGGCGGTCAGGTAAAGTCGTCAAATGCATTGTATAATATAAATGTTACACTTAATGGAACAAATATGAATCCTGATGATGTTGCTAAGGCTATAAGTAGAGAAATGAAACTAAGAGAAGCTGCATCTGGAATAGGTAGGAGATACTAATGGCATTTGAAAATTTACCTAAAGGTTCTATCCTTTATATAAAGGCAACAGACCCATTGGCAATGGACCCTGCTAACAATCAATTTACTTATGGCGGATCTACATTTACTGCTCCAGGTCAAAAGTACCTATCGGCGGTGGCTTCCAGAAATGGACTAGCCTTTGCTAATAAAACTCAAACTAGATTCAGAAGAGTAACAGAGCATAATAGATCAGAATTTAGCATGACCCCTATTAGAATAGAAAAGCAAGAAAGAATGGCAAATGGATCCCTACGTAAATATGTAGTTGCAGACAAGAAGTCATTTAGCCTATCCTGGTCAATGCTGCCATCATTTAGAAATGAGGCGGTAGATGGAGCATGGGCGGCGGAAGATTTAAAAGCCTTCTATGAATCTACACTAGGACAAGGTACATTTGATATTATGATAAATCCTACCTCATTTGATCCAGCAGTAAATCTAGAAAATACAGGCGTATTATCAGATGATTATACCTATACAGTTACATTTACATCTTGTGATTTTACAGTAGTTAAAAGAGGCATCCAGGCATATTGGAATGTAAATATGAGCATGGAGCAGGTATGATCGAATTAAATGAAACAGTAAAAAATATATTAAAGACAAGTAGGAGTATCTCTACTTCGGCGGGCGCACTTATTGAGTACAATATGAATAATATGGTCAACCATATTAGCGCTACATCTAATGCTGATTATGGAGACTTTACAAATGCATATAAAAAGTTATTTCCAATAGATACTATATATAAGCCATTTAGGCCACTACTTCCAGGAATTAAATATTTAATTTATACGGTAAATAATACGGACACGCCAGAAGATTCTTTTGTCTCCCCCAGGGAATTAAACCCAGAAGGAACAAGACTTTATTATCCTGGAGATAGCATGACATATAAGTACTGGCTTGGTCCTAAAAATGAAGATATCGATATATCTGTGTCATACTTTAAAGATGAAGCTAAAACAATTCCAAAGCTTATTGTAGCCAATAAGATTGTTGCTAGATTTGAGGTAAATCATGATGTGCCAACATCCTGGACTATATCTGCCACAAAGCAAGATAATAGCGTAATCACTGTTACTGGAAATACCTTATCGGATGGTCAAGCTACAATATACTATAATGGAACTGGATGGTCTACAACAGAACCAGCTACATTTAATTCCTATCAACAGTTTAAGTCTATATCCTTAGAAGCTGTTAACTCTAATGGCGGAAAGCTAATAGGGGTCATTGAGTTTGCACCTATATGGGTAGCAGACATTACAAATGATATACAAAATTTTAATATTTTGAAAGAGACAAGCGACGATACCAATTCTATAATTCCAGTAGGCAATCTTACTGCGAATACATTATCAATGTCTTTAAATAAATATACGCAGGGTTCGTTAAAATTAAAAGAGTATTTAAGAGATGACGATATTGACCCAACCAATTTATATGTATTCAAAGATGCAGTTGTAAAGCCTCACATTATCATTAAGGACAATGCAACACCTTATAAGATAAACCAAGGCTTATTTTATATGCACTCTTGGTCGCTAGGAGAATTTGGCGATGGAAGTATAACGGCACTTGATTCTGCAAAAATATTACAGGAAATATTATGCCCAGAAATATTAATCCAAGACTACCCAATAACTTCGGTAATTAGGACCCTTCTCGACTCAGTTGGATTTTCAAACTACAAATTTTATGTAAAAGATAATGATCAATCAATCCCGTCTGTTAAATATTGGTGGTCAGATAGAAGTAAAACTGTATGGGAATGCCTACAAGAATTGTGCAGAGATATACAAATGAACGCATTTGTAGACGAAAACAATCTTCTTAATTTTTACAGTAGAGATTATATTTATGACTCAGATAGAACTTCAGACTGGATTCTCACCAGCGAAAACTATGTTGATGGAAGCACGACAATAATTCCAAATATTATTAATTTTTCTTCATCTGAAATAGCTTCAGCAAATGCTGTTAAGGTTATATGGTCAGCCGCTTCTAGCTCTGAATACGATGGATCCTCATCCCCATTATGGAAGTCCGATGAAACATACCTTGGGGCTGGAACCCTAGCAGAGCCATTATCATCAACAGATGAATATTTTTCTTTAAACAATAGCACCATATCTCAAGATAATAACCTACAGGCATTATTTAACTTTAATGGATATGTTTTAATAAATGATGAGATTATTGAGTATGATGGAATTGAATACCAATATGTGCCCAAGGATGATGCAACAAATGAACCTGTCCCAGTTTTAATTAAATCAGAATCAGACATATATAAATACAGATACTTGTCAAAGCCAGGGTATGAAGATATTAATAATATTAACAGCGCTTACTTTAAGCCAACTGGGAGATATAAAATTAAATCACGTGCTCTTTGGAACACAAAAACTCCTACGGCACACGAAAAATCACCAAGCTCTTATATTAATGCAGCTGGAGAAAATGATCCAAAGAAATTTAATAGATATTCAGTAAAACTGCTTTCTGCTACAGCTTCAACAAAAAAAGAAACGCTATCTAGTTCATTTAAATCAGATACGAACTCTAAACAAAATACTATTAGTAAATCATTTTTAGCCCTTAGCAATTTAGATAAAGATAAGACTACTTATGATATAGCTATAAAGTCCTTTGATTCTGTAGACACGTCAAAAAGCTACTTCGCCTTTGGTACCAGAATGTATTTTGATACACAATTTGAAAGCCCAGCTCAAATTGGTGGCTTAGCTTTATTTACATCTAACGATGGAAAGAATGGGTATTATATTACAATTCATACTACTGCATCTGCCAAGACAAACAAAGAGGTTAGAATTATGAAGTTTAACGCTAATGGAAAAGTCACACTTCTAAAAGATAGTCAATCAAAAAGCATAAATCGTTTAGCTGGCATATATGCTGGACAAGCTTATAACATTGACGCAAGAGTAAAAATTGGCTCTGAGCAGAATGAAATAGTTGTATATATAAATGGATTTAAGATAAAGGCATTTGATAACGATACAGAAACTTCACCTAAGATCTCTGTTGGAAAAAATCTCGGCCTTCTTTGTGGCCAGGGCGTAGTGTATTATGAATACGCTTATGCTAAAACAATAGATGAGCAGGAGTATAAAAACTCAACAGCTAAAAGTAATTTATTTTTTGATGGCGTGTTTTCAGATGATACAGTTTCATTATTGCATGGCAACATTATATATTCTCAGGGAGAAAATGAGAACAAGAGAGACGAAGCGTTCCTTGAGTTTGGAACAACCGCTAGAGAAATTAGAAAATCAAAAGTTAAATATAATGGTGGCCCAGGAATTCCTTTAAAATTTTCTACTGCAGCAAATAAATATGCAACTGTTTTAGACACTAAGCTTCAGCCGTTTGAAGCAGAGTCTTATGTTTTAAATAATACATCAACTTTTATTCCACTAGATGATGGCAACTACAGTAGCTTCTACGTTCTTGGAAATACAATAAACAAATCAAGCCCTTTAGAATATAGCACTCATGATGCATCAGAGTTGGCTACAAAAGAGCCAGTGATCTTTGAATCAAACTGGATACAAACAGAACCAGCTGCAAAATCATTAGCTGACTGGATATCTGGTACTGTTTTAAATAAAGGAAAGTATATAGAGATGTCAGTCTTCGGAAACCCAGCTCTATCTCCAGGAGATATTGTTTCTATTAATTATCCACTTCAAGGGCTAGACGGAGACAATAAGTACATTGTTACAAGATCAGAAACAGATTATTTAGAGGGGGTGTCTACAAGACTTACCTGCAGGGCTATTGGATAGCCAAATGGTATAATAAATAAATGGCAGATAATTCTAATAAAAAATTAAGCTCTTTAGATGTCTCTGAAGTAGCACCAATCGTTGTAGATAAATTTTCTACAGACGATTATTATCTAGCTGGCAAATGGCGTGGAGGACAACCTCTTACTGCAACAATTAAAAATGCTAAATTCCCCTTCAGCGTAACAGAAACACCTGGAAGTGGTGACGGAGATGGCGAGGGTGGCGATGGTGAAGATCGTCCAGGTATAGGAGACATCTCAATATTAAGTCAAGAAGTATATTATGATAATGCTGGTATGGCTAGAGTTAAAGTAACATTCAAAGTTTATAATTCAAGCGAAGAGCCCATCGATAAATTTGCGTTTGTTATCGCACCAAAGGTATAGGAGAAAAATGATAACTCAATTCGGTAAAAGATTTTTAACAAACTTTATAGCTGGAAATGCCTCATTCGCAGCCAAAGATTTAGCCATTGGTATTGCTAACGGTTCTGAGTATTCTTCATCTAATACTAACTCACGACTTGGATTTGAATTTTATAGGATGCCCGTAGAATTTGGAGGAATCAATATTGATACTTCCGTAAACCCTAACACCTATACGGTAATATATTCAGCAACGCTACCTTCTGATTTGGCAGGTAAAATAAATGAAGTTGGTATATTCCCAGGAACAAGATCTTCTATTAATAATTATGATAGTAAATTTATTACCGACTTTGAGCTTCCATTCGATTGGTCTCCAACACCAGATATAGATCAGATTAATTATAGAGTTGGCAACAGCTCATTAATTTTTGAATCAAATGGGACGGCAGAACAGGAATATAAATCAACAATAGAAACATTGGATATAAGTGGATATAGTAATTTTGACACAATATCATTTTCATTTAAAGCACTAGATACAAATTTATCTGAAATTAAACTTAGATTATATAGCTCTTCTGCAAATTATTTAGAAATGGTTTTTGATAGCTACTCATCAGGGAATAACATAATTGATAAGTCAATATCAGAATTTATTACAGTCGGATCTCCAGATAAGGCAAATATAACACAGATAGGCCTTGTTGTTGTGCCCACAAGCTCTGCAACTTCAGTAGTAATGGATGGTTTAAGAATAAATGATGAAGATACGTTTGACCCATCATATGGTTTAATATCTAGAAGGGTTCTGTCTTCAGAAGTAGAAAAGGTAGCAGGAAAAGAACTAATTATAGAATATAAGATGGACCTATCTTTCGGAGGATAAATTGGCTCAATATCAAGATCTAAATAGCCAAACTAGGGATGGTGATTACTTTAAAGTAGTAATTGCAGACCTAGATCCTAGTACCGATTACCTGTTAAGATTTGGGTGGGTGTTCTCTGATAAAGAAAAGGGAGAGAGCCCATTATCAAATGTTTTTGAATTTAGAACAATTGATGCTGTTAAGCAAGAAGTAGAAAATGTAGTTGCCACATGGGAAGGCACTACGCTAAAGATTACATGGGATAAAACATCTGCCTTGGCTAAGGGCTATCAAATATATTTAACTAATTCATCAACTACAAGAAGCTGGACACAATCAATAGATGCATCACAAACCCAACAGGTTTGGACTCTTTCTAGGGAATCTAACAAGGCAAATTTTGGCAACATTTTTAGAACTTCTTTTACTGGGTTTTTAAAGACTACATATTTAGACGGCACGACATCAGGAGTTGCATTTACGGTGCCAGAGTATGTAGATGCAATATGCTCTCTCTCAATAGAATCTACGGATTGGTCAGTTACTTCAATTGATAATGGATTTACAGCTTCATGGAAAATAAATTCTGTAGATTATCCAACTTATAAGTATACAGAGGTTTGGGTAGAAGACCCAGATACATTAGTTTACGATAAAGTTTATTCTGGAATTGGCCCAGCAACCGAAAAACTTTATTCATTAGCTCTACATAACGTAAAGATAAAACATTTTTCAGAAAGCGGTTGTAGCACTGGGTTTTCTGATATCAAACAAGCTAAGGCTTTTGATACTATAGAGTTTGATAATACGCCACCAGATCCAGTAGTAAATCCAACAGCAGCTTGGAGCGGTACAGATTTAGTTGTTTCTTTTACTATGCCATCTCAAAATATACCTACATATGTAAAGATTCATCTTGTTTATTCTGGACAAACAGAGTATTTTGAAAAAGCAGTTTCTGGAATTGCAGCTTCTGCAAATACATCAGTAAAAATTAGTAGAACAGAATTGATTGACGGATTTGGAGCTAGCCCATCTTCATTTACATCTGGCTATGTAACAGACCTAGATATATATAGAAACGAAAATACAACTCAGGTACCTATATCAAATATATCTTCTATATCTAAGCCAAATCCATTGGCTGGAAAGACTACTACCATATCTGTGGCGGGAGCTGCCAATGCCTATGTGGTTTCCTCAAACTTTGATTCTAAGGCAACTGGAATAAAAGTTTATCAAAGCTCTACAGAGAATGGAACCTATACTTTAGTTGCTTCATCTAACTCTAGTCCAGTTATTGTATATGATGAAACAAATGCTGGAAGTACTGTTTGGGTAAAAGCAGAGTGGACCTCAGAAGACGGAAACGCCTCAATGTCAATAGCACACTCAGTAGAGATTTTAGATGTTGGCGCTTTATCTATTATTGAGAATCCAATTAAAATAAAAACAAATGGATCGATATTTGCTGGAACTCTTGATGTTAATGATGAACCAGTTTTAACTGGAGCTAGAGCAGTATTTAATAAGCGTGGCTTTTTCTTGTATGATGATAATGATGAAAATGGGCTAAACCCTACTACACAAATTATTGGTGAAGATAATGGAGTTACTGCCACCTTTATAACTAAAAAAGCAAAAATTGCTAATTGGGTTATATCTGATACAAAAATAGAAAACACTTTAAATGCTACAACAGGCTCATACACTGGATTATCCCCAAGCGGCACTTATGCATTCTGGGCAGGAGGAGGCGTAGCTGGAGGATATTCAGTTAACGCAAATGAAGATGCAAAGTTTTCTGTAACTAAAGAGGGATCTGTAATTGCAAGAAATATAAAAGTTTTAGGCGGAGAGATACAGGTAGGATCTAAATTTAAAGTAGACACTCAGGGTAAGGTTGAAGCTACAGATGTTAAGCTATCTGGAGAAATCAAAGCCGCTTCTGGAATCTTGGGTAATGTCGAAGTAGGCGGAACAATAGACGGAGTAACATATGCTGGACAATTACTAATTGATGCATCCAATGGGTCAAAAGTAGAAATTGGAAAATATACCAGTGGCGATATAAAGAATCCTGTAAATGGATTTTCTGGAATTCAAGTAACTGGATCTACTGGAAAGTATGTACAGCTTGACCCGTTAAATGGAATTATAGCAGTTAAGGGGGATATAGGTGGCTGGGAGATAAAGGCTACTGAGATATCTAAAAATCAAACAAAATTAGGATCTGATGGATCTATTCAGGCTGGCGCAGACGGAGTTTTTAAGGTTACAACTGCAGGAGCATTAACTGCTACTGATGCAACCATAATGGGAACCGTCAGAGCAAACGAAGGCGGATTTGGAACATTTAAGTCTGATATGACAGATATTGATAAGGGCTGGAAAATAGATGCAGCTAAATTAGTTTCAACTGGCTATTCTACTGGAGTTACTAAAGTAGAACTTGATGGAGAAACTGGTTCCATAAAAGGTGCAAACATTTTTGGCTCAGTATTATATTTAAATAATACTGGAGCTACTACTGGGACAGATTATATTTCTTCTGGAGGTAGTTTTAGGTTAGGTCAGGGCAGAGTAAATTATAATTATTCTACAAACACTTTGGCTGTTCAAGGAGACATTCATGGTTCTGATGTATAT